CAACCTCTTGTATTTTCAATTGTTTGAAATCTGGACCATCATATGTAGTAGGCATTTTTGTTTCAATCAACGAAACAATTTGTTCTTGCAAGGTATTTCTAGATTCTTGCAAAGCATCTTCATCAGCTTCTAAAGTTGATATGGTATCTTGATTTGCAACGATTACTTCATCTGCAGAAACAATGATTTCAGCAAAATCCGTTTTCTTATATTCTTTTAATCTGCCGGACGTTTCCTTAACTTCATCTGCAGCAAGTTGATAAAGTTGTTCAAATACCGTAATATCTAAAAACTGTGAAAGTAGATCTTTTCGTTCTTTCTGCGATTTCTCAATGAAGTTGTTGTTATCTGCTTGAAGTGAGAATGCAGTTAAAATAAAGTCATCATATGTTCCTAAATAACGACGTATATTCTTATTTGTTTCACTTCGTTCTTCACCATTTAAATTTTCCGAATCAGTATAAAAATCAACATCAACTTTTACGTGCGATTCTTTTTTCTTGTTCTGCGTTCCGCGACGTTCAATTGTATATGCGATGCCGTTCATTTCAAAACGAAATACTCCGCGGAACCAAGTTTTCTTGTTGTTTAATACTTCATTAGCTTTGCCTGTCTTGCTACATTTATCAAATATAGTATATGTTATTGCATCAAGCAAACTAGATTTACCACTTGTATTTGCAGCAAATAAACCGCAAACATCTGACAGGTTATCAAAATTTAAAACATTGCCTTCTCCATACGAAAACATGTTATCAAATTCAAATGATATAGGATGCCATGTTGTATGACGTATTGATTCTACTGCCGGAAGTTTAGAATTAATGGTTCTGTTAATGTGACGTATTGCATCCACTTCAGCAGCCGTTGCTTGTGGAAAATTTGAATCAATATAATCTGATAAAAGTGTGTTTTGATATTCAACGTCTCGAACATTACCAATTGCTAAATTTTGTATGTTGCCTTGTTGTGCGCTGTTAATAGTTCTTTGAATTGTGATATCTTGTACATCATATTTCTTGCGGATAGTTGCAATCAATTTTTTCATATCCGCTGCACTAGTATCATTAAATTTAATACGGATCCTAGGTTTGCGTGGCATACGGTGTGGATGTGAAACAATCTTATCACCTTGAATCTCTAATGTAACGTAACCATAATCATTATCAATTTGAACAAACTCAGCAGTTCTTGCAGCAACGTCCCAAACTAAAATTCCATGATCTAATGCTTCTCCATGATTCTGTTGTATCAATGAACCCGGATATGCAATGCTTCGACGATCATCTAAGAATTGTGCTGGTTTATGAATATCTCCTAGCAATGTAATGTCATGTCCTCGAAATAAATCTATTGTAACATGATCATTTGAAATTTCATATCCGATATCAGTCTTTGCAGTATGAACAGCACCATGGTGAAGTGCAATTTTATATGAAGCTTCAAAATCTTCAGCTCGAACATAATCTGCCGGCGTCTTATCAACAGCCATATGATTCCATGTAATGCCTCCAAACTCAAACGTGCCATTTTCTTTAACGAAATGAATATTCGAATTACCTATAACATCTAGCACCGGGCTAACAGCATCTACACGGTGCATATTGTTCAAGTTCATATCATGGTTACCTAAAATAACAACGGTAGGCAGTGTGAATCCATTAAAAAAATCAACTAGCATTTGAACTAGTTCCGGTGACATATCTAATTTGCTATGAACAATATCTCCAGTAACAACTGCTATGCTACGTTCAGTTTTATGTTGATTGATATATGTAAATAGATTTTCAAATACATGACGATATTCAGTATGTCGTTTTAATGTACGAATATGTATGTCTGAAATATGAAATATCTTGTCAATTTGTTTTATGTCCATAGTAATCCCATTCTGAGCTCCATGATACGCTCAAAGGTTAAAATATCAGTATTTTCTATAATTTCTGTAATCTGTTTGAATCCTAATTCCGATGCATCTTGGTTTTGCAATTCAACGAAATATACATTTAATCCTTCGCCTATAAATCTTTCAGCAATATTCAATGCATTTTTTAATGCATCTGCATCCAAACAAATGTATATGTCTCGTACTCGTTCTTCAATGATTTTCTTTTGTAGAGCCGGTTGAATTATTTTACCGAACAAAGGAATTGCATTGCGTTTAACTGCAATTGCATCAAATGAACCTTCACAAAGTATTATAGGTTGTGACCAATTTATGAACATTTCAAACCCAATGATATCTTTTGATATTTTCGGATTCTTATGTTTTTGAGTATCTGCTTTGTAAAAGGCTCTACTAACAAAATAATTCAATTGGCCGGCAGCATCATAACTTGGTATGATAATTTTACCAGAATATTCGCCAGCTTCGCAATATCCTATTCGATATTTTAGAATATCAAAAATAGTTACACCACGTTTAGTTAAATAATGTATTGCATTGCGATAATCCGGTGTTGCTTTTTTCTTCCAGAGCGGAACATATTCTGCCGGTAGTTGTATGGTTTGTGTTGGTTTCGATTCTGTTGAAGTATTTCTATACTTGCTAGATTCAATTATGCGATTAAGTTGTTCGAAACGTTCTTTAGGTAAATTTAATTGTTTGAATAATGAAGCAATACTTCTACCTTTTTTATCAGATATCCAACAATGCCAAGCATTTTCTCCGGCAGAAGTTGTATTGATATCAATTTCGAGTTTCGGTTTGTAGTGAGATTGAAATGGAGAGAAGAATGCTACGTTATTACCAGATGTAGGTTTTCCTTTACCTAATATAGATTCTAGTAATTGAAGCAATTTAAGATTCTTCATATTATTAATATATCGAAATTCTGTAAGGATTCCAATTAATTATTAATAATATTATATTATATGTTTGATACATACATTTCATTACTGATCAAACGATTTCATTACATTAACATTTCATTCAATCTATTAATTAAATAAATTTCATTAATATTCATGAATATATTAAAAATATTTTAAAAATCAAACCTTATTCGAAAAAACGTTTAACATTTATCGGACTTTCACCGGATTTCACACATTCAGTTAACCATTCTACAGGAATATCTTTTTTTGCTACATGCACAATACCCATCTTACGAGCTGCTTCTTCATATGTAGTTTTGCTAGTTTTTGATAGACGTTGGTTAGGATTTTGAAATACTATTCGTATGTCAATGCCTGGATTCGATGCTAATACATGTTTCATTTTTTGACGGTCTGCAGTTGTCCAACGTCCTTTTGTTTCTACAAACATGAACGTTCCATTGCGTTTTGTGAAAACAAAATCTGGAGTATATTTTGCTTTGCGCTCTGGTACTATATAATGTATGGTTTCTGTTTCATATTTCAAATCATATGGAGTAGATTTTATTTGTTCCGCAACAGTTTGTTCTAAACCAGATTTATAACCATACTTAAGTGCAATTGCTCGTTTTGAATTGCCAGAACTATGAAAGTGATTTTTACGCATAACTTAATCTAAATTTATTTTCACCAATCAACCATTACCATTTTGCCATTCCATCGCATAACATTGTCAGCACGGAAATCTAAATCTAAATCTAATTCTTCAATACCCGTACGTTGTATGTCTTGTTGCAATGCTCGTAAAAAATTAACTGTTTCTACATCAGTGTTTCTAGCTCCGTCAGCATCTAAATAATCAAAAATTGAAACTTCACCACCTTGTTCTCGAGCATATCTAGCATATCCAACCATGAATTCATTGATATGCATTTTATCTGCATTAGATAATTCATCTGCATTAGCCATTATAAACATGGATTCTTGTTCATTAACATAATATACCGGGATAAATGTTGTAAATTCAGTCCAACGTCCTACGATAACTGAAGCAACTTCAATTTCATCTCGTTCTTGTGTGATTTTAAAAACATTGTCTTCGCCATCAATTTCATAAACACGTCCATTATCTCCAGCTGCTAATAAACGAAACTGTTTTTGTTTGATTTTATCTAATAAACGATCTATATTATCTTCAGAAATTTCCCGGAGTAAAGATTTTAAACGTATCATGATATATTCCTATCTAAATCAATTCGCACTAATAAATTCATATCAACGTCTGTAAGTTTTCGTATTGGCTGAGCTAATTTGCCAACAGCTAACAATTGTCCGGATCCATCATATAATCCTACTGTAGTTACATATGGAGAAAATGTGCTACTACTAACAAATGATTTATATGTTTGATCATCATCTTGAGTTAAAGTTAAGTTAGATGACATATTAAAATCACCAGATCCTATTTTTGCAACCACATTCATTTCATATATTGTTTTAGTACTGCGATATGAAATTGTATAATCATTATTCATTAAAAAATTGAAACGATAATCTGGAGTAGATAGTACTACTATACCTTGCTTAGAAAATACATTTCCAACATGATTTGTTTGCATAAACGTCATATCAGTATCAATATCACTTAAATAACCAATTTCAGTTGCTGATAATGATTTATTGTAAATACGAATTTCATCCAATGTACCTGTCAGACCATATCCAGAATCATAACCTCCGATAAATAATGGATCTGCATTATCAATTCTAGCAGAAGCAGTAAATGGAGATAATGTATCAATCAACAACGTATTACTTGCAGATGCATGAAGTGTGCCATCAATCCATAATTCCATAACACTACCAGTTGTTTGACATACAACATGATGTTCTGCAGAATTTACAGTAATAGATGATGTAATCTGAGCCTTGAATTCAGTACTTCCAGCTACAGTAAAAACAATTTGATTTGATGTATCTAATTCAATTTTAAATGGATATTGTGGAGATAATGAACTAGTAGATTTTGTTAAAATGATTGTAGATTCACTACCAGTATTTTGTGCTTGAATAAAAAATGAAACGGCATAATCATGATTTCGATCATACAAACCATCTAATGTCGTTTTAATATAACCCGTGCCATCGAATTGAGCTTGATACCCATATGTTCCTGCATTCGAATTATATTCAATCCCAGGAATATAAGTTACATTTGTAGAAGTATAAGTTATTCTAGATGTATCAAAATATTCATTGAACCCTTCATAAAATTTAACTTCAGATATAATTGATGCTGTTGGATATGCATCATAGATTAAATTTCCATAACGGTCTGAACTAATAGAAACAGAACCAGACGCACTACTACCATAAAAACTACTGCCATATTCTCCCACGCCATACACACTAGGACTTTGAAAATTACCAACAAATAAAAAAGATCCTGGTTTTATGCCTTCTCCGATTTTTATCTGCGGAAATGAAAAAATTGAAGCAGATTCATATAAATTTTTAGATATTCTACTTAAATTAGTTGGACCAAATGTTTTTAATGGTTCTGTTTTATATTTGTAATAAAAATGGTTGATAGAAAAATATGTTACGGTTTGCAATGAACCATCAATATTAGCAGCATCATTATATGTTAAATTTGTTCCTAATGCAGGTAACGAGTTAGGATCAGAATATATACCTTGTAATGGAAGCATACTACTAGTAGAACTACCAGAAGTTATAGACCAATACTTGTATGTTTGAAATGCATTAACATTAACATCAGTAGCATCTATCTTCTTAAATACCGTTGGATAAATTCCATGATACGTATTTTGTTCTTTTATTTTAGTTTCTGCCATATAGTAAAAACCCTGCTACATTTAATATAAATATAACAGGGCTAAATTCGTGTATGATTTAGTAATCTAACTTAACTCGTATAAGAGCTTCTCTTTGGAAAGATTTAAGTAACGGTTTGCTTAATTTTGCAACTGCTAACAATTCTTGTCGGTCATTATATAATCCAACCGTCGTAATATATGTTTTAGGATCACCAATAAATGTTGATTGTGCAATTTGACCTACACTACCTGTTACATAAGATGGATTGTTAGAAAAATTATATTCAGCATTCTTAACACGAACGAAATAATGCGTGCTAGTTACTTTTTCTGAATTACGTGCTAAGAAACCATATGGATCACTTGTTGATGGATTTGTTACTAATGCAGATCCTG